TGCGAACTGCACTCATGCTGACCATTGGATTGGATTGCATTCATGCCGCAGCCTCGTCTTCCATGTCTGGTTCGGTCGTGCTTCGGCATCTGAGTTCTGATTGGACCGTCTCGGCTACTCGCTCAGTAAAGAGTCGGAATGCCTCGTCTGGGTTTGGGTGCCGGTGGTTACATCGCGGCTTGTGGCATTCGGGCCAGGATAGCTCTACGGCCGCGCGACCTACCGTGGTGGCGTAGATCGCAGCTTGCACTCGAGCCCATACGCGCTTCTCCATCTCATTCATGATTCCCCCTTGAGAAACGTGATCCAGTGGGTTTTGCTGGCCTTCCCGGACTTGTGCCCGATCAGCGGCCGCGCTGGCGTCAGGGCGAGAATTTGGCTGACGGGGATCTGTGTTTCGTTCCATTTGAAGATCAACACGCCCTCAGGCTTCAGGACTCGGAGGCACTCGGCGAAACCGGCGGCGAGGTCTTCCTTCCAGGTATCCGCGTGCAACTGCCCATACTTGGCTGCCTGCCAAGACTTGGGCCCAGCTCTTACGAGGTGTGGGGGATCGAATACAACCACGCTGAAGGAGAAGTCAGGGAAGGGCAGGTTGCGGAAGTCAACGATGGCGTCAGGGTTGATGTTTAGTGCGCGGCCGTCGCAAAGGACATGCTGCTCGGACCGGATGTCGCCGAACAGGACTCTGGCGTCTTCCTTGTCGAAGTAGAACATCCTCGAGCCCGAAGCAGGGTCAAGGACTGTGGGTTCGCTCATTTTGTTCCTTCGTCTTGGTATGCGCTTGCTAAGGCTGCGTAATTCTGCGTGTGGGTACTTGCGCCATCGGGTACTTTTGGGTAACTGTGTGGGCAGCAGGAAGGCCGTTGAGCGGTCATGCAGCCATCCACCCGTCGTGGGTTTCTTCTGGTCGTCGGTGTTGGGATGCTTTGGCGCGTTCTGCGTTGCCTTGGCGTCGGCCTTCCTCGAATAGCTGGTCCCACAGTTCAGGGTTCCTTGCCCGCCATGAGAGCGGGTGCTTCACGGGCTGGGCTGGTGGTTCGATCTGTCCCGCCCGCTGACCCGCGTCACGGCTCGCCTTGATGTTCGCCGCCCGCTTCGAGATCGCACCAGGAGACGCAGCAATCGACTCGTTCGCCTTGTAATGCTCAAGGACGGCCTGCTTAGCAACCGCCGGCTCAACACTCCGGAGCGAGTACGCCCACGTCTCAGCCGCCGCCTGATTCAACATCACCCTAGGGTCAACCTGATTAATCCACGTCAACATCGCAATGGTCTGCTTGTGATCCACGGTCATCCCTCAATCTCTAGAAACGGCTGATCCTGCTGCTGGGCGTCGTACTCCTGAAGCAACGCCATCCCCTTCGCCAAACCACGGGCGCTGTGGTCCATGCGCTGGCCTTGTGCGGGTCGTGCGTTGAGGATCCAGTTCCGCCACGTCGCCGCCCAATCCAGCTTCGTCGCGTCCTTCCCCGACTTCGCAATCCAGAAGTTGATGAACTTCTCAGTCTCGATACCCAGGTCTATTCCCGGCGCTTTTGTCTTTGCCCATTGCTTCATTGGGTCCGTGATTTCGAAGTCTTCTGAGATGCGCGTGCCCCGCTTGCGGGGTGAAGAAGCGTCAGCTTCTTCTTTAGTGGGTCGGGTCGGGATGGGTCGGGTCGGGTCGGGGTTACGAACACTTTCCGAACTGTTCGGTACGGTTCGCCCGAACACATCCCCCACTTCGGCTTGTTCTGGGGGTTTTGGCTGCTTACGTTTGGCTCGCAAGTCGCGCATTCGTTCCCTACTCGCGGCCCGTTCGGCGTCTACGTCTTGCTTACTCGGCTGGTACTCGTGCCAGTTGTAGAAGACATAGCCGTCGGATGCGCGCTCCCAAAGTCCCGCTTCCACGAGTGATTCGGGTGCAGCGGGTGGCGCTCCCCACTCGGTCAGCATGTAGTTGGGTACGTGCCCGTCGGTGAGCTGGTCGGCAGCCCAAGACCCCGCGACAGCCCACAAACCAGCCGCCCCGAACCGTGCCCGCTTCGGGATCTTCAACAACTTCCTTGACGCATGAAACCCGTCATCGACTTTGAACCAGGCCATCTAGGCTGCCAGTTCCCAGGTGTTGAATACCTGTGCGGTTAGGTCTTGGCGTCCGTATTTGTTGAGGCGCATGCGGAGTGTGCGTTCGCGGCCTATGTATCCGGTGGCTTTGAGGATGGCGTGTTCTCCTTCGCCGCAGGAGAGGAGGAAGGTGATGTCTTCTACGAGGGTGGTGACGCCGTAGGTGATGACGGGTTTGACGCCTTTTTCGCGGCGTAGTTGGGTGTCGTAGTCGCGGCGGGCTTGGTTGCAGGGTTCGCATGCTTGTTCGCCGCGTGCTTTGTGGCGTTTGTAGGCTGCTGGGGTGCCGCATGGGGTTAGCGTTCGGGGCATGGGGTTTTCCTTTGCTGGGCTTGGGTTTGTTTGCGGGCGGTGTCTGCTTGTTTCCGGGCCGCTTTACGTTCGGCATGGGATGCGGCGGTCATGCGTTCTGCTTTCGTTTGCCGCGGCGGTGGGTTTGGTCCCAGCCGGATGCTTCGAGTGACGCGAGGTAGAGGTTGTGTTGTCCGCCCCACACGGGTTCGGGGAGTTTCTTCGCTTCGGCTTCCTTGTGTGCTTCCCAAGCCCGAACCTGCTCAGCGGTGGGCGCATACGTCCGGACCTTCGGAACATGCTTCATCTGCTGTTTGCGGGCTTCGATGCGGGCTTCGAGCTCTGCTTCGAGGCGCCGTAGTTCGGCGACTTTCTGCCGGGCCCGTACCTCGGCTTCGCGTGCTTCTTTCGCGGCTTTTGTTTGCCCAAACTGGTAGAGGCTCATTTGCTCCAGACCTTTCGGAAGTCGGGGTCGAGGTGGTTGCAGGGTTCGGTGACGCAGGATGTCCAGTCGAGGAGGTGTTGCCGGGTGTGCCATGTGTGGAGTGCGGCGACGTTGTCGGCGACGGTCCTGTGGAACGCGTTCATGATGCTTTCCTGTCCTTATCGTTATGCGTGAAGAGTTCGTTTCTCTTTGCGGTTGCAGCGTCCGCGGCTTCCTCGCGGGTGGAGAAGTATCCAGCGTGGTGTTGACGCCCGTTGTGCTGGACTCGAGCTACCCATGCGTTGCGGCCCTTGTCCCAGATCACGCCGCGGTACCCAGAGGTGTTGTCTACTCGCAGGCCTGCGAGGTTCTCGATGTTCTGCTTGGTTGTCGCTACCCGCAGGTGGGCAGGGTTTACGCACGCCCTGTTGTGGCACGTATGGTCAATCTGCATACCCTCAGGGATGGGGCCGGATAAGAGTTCATAGGAGTATCTGTGGGCGTATTTGAGTCGTTCGCCGTCCCAGTAGGCGCCGTATCCGTTTGGCTTCATTGCCGCCACCCAGTTCCAGCACCCGTCCGTCTTGGTGACTTTCTCCCAGAATCGGGGGATGGGATCCGTAAGTTTCAGTGGACGGACCCTTGGCCGCGTCTTGCGTTCCTTTTCGTAGGCGCGGGCTGCGACTCGGCAGGGCTCGCAGTTCCTCTCCTTGCGACGAGTGTGCAGCTTTGCTCCTGCATAGGTCCCGCAGCGTGGGTCGCTCATTGCTTCTCCCTTGGGGTTGGGTCCGGGCGACCGTTGCCGCCCGGACCAAGTACTTAAATATACCCGAGTTGTTGGGTAATTTTAAGTACCCAACACTGCACTAAAAATACGGGGTGGATCAGAACGGAACTTCGCCCTGGTTGCCCCAGCCTTCCGCGTTCGCCGGCTGCTGCTGCTGGTTGTTGGTGGGCTGGTTCTTGGGGACGAGGCCGACAGAGTCCGCGACAACATCCAACGACTCGCGCTTCTCACCGTTGTGCTCATACTCGCGGGTACTCATCCGGCCCGTGAACACGACCTTGCCTTTGCCGCCTTGGTTTGCGATGAGCTGGTCGAGTGCTTCAGCGGCGCCGCCGAACAGGGTCACGTTGTACCAGGTGGTGCCGCCGTCAACCCAGTTACCTGACTGGTCCTTGATCCGTGCGGTTTCGGCTGCGGAGAACTGGATCCGTGCTTTGCCGTCCTGCCCGAACTTGATGCCGTGGTACTTGCCAATGTTTGCGGTAGTGGAAATCGTTGCCATAGTTATGCTGCTGCTTTCGTTGAGTGTGTGTATTTTTCGAGGTTTGCTACGACGAGCCCGGACCACATGAGGTCGGTTTCTGGGTCGCCGGTGGAGACGATGACGACGGGGACTTCTTGGAACCCGAGCGACTGGATAGCTTCAAGGTCAGCCGGGGAGGCGCTTATGTCCACCTCCGTGTAGGGGATGTTTCGTTTGTCCAGCCAACGTTTCGTCGCCTTGCATGGCTGACAGTTCGGTTTGCTGTACAGGGTGATGGTGCGGGGTTTCAAGCTGCTTGTTTCCTTTGGTGGTAGTTGGGGTCTAGTTCGCGGGTCCAGTGCCAGGCGTTGCCGCGGCGGTAGAACCGGGCAGTGTTTGGTCCGCCTTCTCGTGCCCAGATTTTGGCGCGGATTTCGCGTGCGTCCTCGAGTGAGGGGCAAGCAAGTTTCCCGCAACCGCATTTAGGTAGCGGCGGGCGTTTCAACGGGTGCCGGGGTTGCTAGTTTGCGGATGTTTGTGAGGGTGTCGGGTGTTGCGCCGGCCTGCTGTGCGTCCATGTAGAGTGCCCGCAGCTTGTCGGTGTCACCGTTCAGTGAGTTAGCCTCAGCCAGGAAGTCACGGGCTACGGGTGCGGCGAGTGGTTCGACGGTGAAGTTTTTTCGTTTGCCGCGGGTTGCTGTGAGTGCGACGGTGAGCGGCTTGCTGATGTGGGACATTTCGGCGATCTCGATTCCGCCTACCTTGTCCCGCCCGAAAGTGATTTCGGGGTTTCGGACGAGGGTGAGGCGGTGACCCGCATAGGTGCTCGCCTCAGCCCCCCAAGCGGACACCATCACCCGGCGCATGGACTTCGACGGGCGGTATGCGCGGCCTGGGTATTCGGCGAGGATCACGTCAACGGGCTGCTCAGGGGTACCGGCGCGAACCTCAGTGATCGTTACAGTAACGGGCCCGCTAATCAGATCATCAGCGTTTAGCTGGTCCGACTTCGGGGCGATGCTTTGGGTAAGGTCCATTTAGAACACCATGTCTTCGTAGTGGTCGATTCGTTCGGTTGCGGGCCTGCCGATGACAGCGGCCCGATAGGTGTCGAGCATGTGGGTGACGGATGCTTCGAAAGTTGCTACGGCTTCGGTGATCGCGGCGAACCACTTCTCATCGGGGAGAACACGCTTGACGTAGAGGGGCATGCCGCCGCAGTAGGAGACGTAGTCGAGCCAGTCACGCCCGGACACGAGGAGGCCGGTCTGGATTTGTGCCATGTTCTCGAGCGGTACTTCATCAGACAGGATCGTGGCGAGCTGCTTCTTCTGACGGCGGGACTTGATCTCAATCAGACCGTCATCACCAACCAGGCCATCGGGTGAGTAGCCGATCCGGAAACCGAAGTCGTCACGGACCATGAACCCAACCTCAGTAGCCAGCGCGTAGTGTTCGCCGTAGATAGCGCGGGCGAACGGCTCGTCAAGGGTGCCGCGTTCCATGTCCGCGTTCACATGGATTGGTTCGACATGGCCTGTGATGCGTTCGGCTGCGAGGGTCATGGTCAGGGCCCGTGAGTAGTCGTTTGCTGCTGGCTTGACCGTCCGTGGGGTGATGAGCTGCCCAACAACAGAGGCCGTGACGATGCCGCAACGTGCAGCCAACCATTCGTCGGTGCCTTGTTGGAGGTTGTCGTAGATGTGCAGGCCTGGTTGTTGCCCGCCGGTGGTGGCCGGTTCGGCGATCGTGGTCGTCATTCCATTTCCTCTGCTCGGATTGGTGTTTCTTCGGGGATGTCGCATTCGCACATGTCGCAGGTGCAGTGCGGTTGTTGTTGGAGTAGGCGCTTCCGGGTTTCTCGCCACTCGTTCACAGCACGTGTCCCATTACCATGCCGATAAGGTCTGGTGCGTGCTTGTCCAGGTAGGTGAGTG